TAATGAAATCCCCTCTTTTTTCTGGATATATTAAAGTGTCTCCAATATTTAACGCTCTTGATATCCTGGAAACTCCAACTACATCTAAAGCAACAGAGGGTGTTGTTCCTATACCTACGTTGCCATTATTCAACATCGTAGCAATAACAGTAGCTCCATCAGTTCCACCTAACCATTGATGAGCTATTCCTGCTACCGTTCCAACTCCTGTAGTAGATTTGTAAGTTATATTTGAGCCTACTGCTGAGCCGCCTATTAATAAAGGAGTTTGAATTGATGTTGAAAATGTACTTGCTACTGCTGTACTTGATCCTCTTGCTGTTACTGTTGCCAAAGTATCAACTTCACTTGTTAATAATTCAACTGTTGATCCAGATTCTCCTACTTCCCAAACTAATGTGTTTTCATTCCATATTAATAATTGATCTATTTCTGTGCCTCTATCTATTTGAATACCAGCACTACCGTGAGTTACTCCAGCAGCGGTTTCCCCTGAATTTAATAAAATTATATTATCTTTTACATTCAAATCATCACTATATACTGTTGTTGCTGATCCTGAAATCCAAACATCTCCTTGAATTATTATATCATCTTGAAATGTTTTATCACCAGCAATACTTTCAACTCCAGTTGTATGGACATAATCACTTTCAGTAAAATTACTTATATCAGATTTTAAATGTGTATGTGCTGTTGCAATTAAATTATCAAAAGAAACATTATGTGCGTTTGTTGTTGCTGTATGAGAAGTAAAAGTATCTAAATCAGTTTTTCCAGTTAATAAATTATCTACTTCTACTTCTGTGTAATAACTAGTATTTGCTGATAAAAAATTAGCATCTGTTTGTGCTGATGTATAATATGGATCTAAATCTGAACTTACTAACCACCAACCATTCATATTCAACTCATCTTGACCTAAATAATAATAACTTTTTAAAACTCCTGATGAAAATGTTAATCCTGTTATTGCATGATTTATAATATTTACATATGGTGTTGGAGTTATTAAAGCACAACTTCTAGAAGTTAAACCACTTGTGTAATCATACAATGGAATACTACAATTACTTAATGGTAACATCATATTTATTTCAATATTAAAAACATAACCTCCTAATAATTGATCAAATCTTCCTTCAAAAACATTAAAAGTAATATTTTCTTCATCTATTTCAAAATTTAAACTTTCATCTCTATCTAACCAAAATTGGCTAACAATATCATTACCTATAATTAAAGTATTTGTTAAAACATCTTCTGTGTTTGTTCTATCTTGTTCCACAACATCAAGAACATACATATCAAAATTTAATGTTGTTATATTTTTTACTTTAACTCCTCCAATTGGATTTAAAAAAACTAATGGGAAATTAAACTCATTACTTTGTATATTACTTATATCACCAAAATCATAATCATTTATTTGTGTGTGATTTTGTGTGAATGTTTTAAATTCATTTATTATATCTTTATAAGTTACCATATTAAATTAATTCTTTTTATTATATATTATGATTTTATCCTGTTTTGTTTTTCATGTATTTCATTCTGTTGTTTTCTCCATCTACAGTAATTTAAAATAGAAAATAAAGGTTTTTCTAAAATCTTTTCAATATTTAAATAATTATCGTTAGCTAACATATACACTAAAGATATTAATCCTAAATCATCACCAGAAACTTTCTTTTTTTCTGTTTCATTTTTCTTTTCCTCTTCTTCTAATTTTCTTTCATATTCTACAGCATTTTCAATTGGAATTTCAACATCATCTTTATCAATATTATCATCTTTATTATCTTCACTTTCTATTTTAAATAAATCATTATAATTTTTATAAATTAATTTTCTAAAATTTAAAAATTCTTCATAATATATTAATGAATTCCCAATACTTAATGTTTTTTCTATATCATTAACAATTTTTTCTAATTTTATCATATTATAATCATTTCCACAAAACATTAAAGCACAACTCATTTGTATTTTTTTATCATAATCTTGATTAGTTAAAAAATATTCAAAATCTGAAAATTTACCAATAGAGATTTTATCTAAATTTTGTTTTTTTAATCCATTATTTAATAAATATGCTTTCCATTTTAAATTTATAATTGGATTCATTATTTCTTGTTGTAATATCTGTGGAAAATTGATTTCTCCAATATTTTTAACATTATTTATAACTAATTCATCTAAATCTGTGAATAAAAATAATAATTGTTTGTATTGTTCTAATATATTTAACTCTTTATTATTTAAAACATCTAATAAATAATTATATTCTTCAAAATCAAACTTATTCATATCTTTTAAATCTGTTAAATATGATTCACCACTAATATTTATGTTTATTGCAAATTTTCCCATTATTTTCCCATTATTATTTATAATATTATCATTTTTGAACCTTGATTAATTCTTGTTTGTGCATATCTTATAGCATCAATAATATGATTATAATCATCAATAGGTTGTTCTAACATATTATCATATTTATCTTTTGCCCAACTATAATTCCTTAATTCTTCAATTAAATTTTTACTATTCTTATCAATATACATGTGATAATCTAACATTTTGTTTATCCCATCTATAATCTTGGTTTTTTTTACTGAGAACACATTTAATTTCTTTCTATATAAATGTTCTATTAATTCTGGTCTTGCTGAATCAGCCATTATTCTCGTATGGCCTAAATTTAATTTATTCAATTCATATACCATTGTATCTGGAGTTAATCCTCGTTTATATAACATTTCTTCAATATAAATATTTTTATCTTCAAATACACTAATTTTAACTAACACACTTGGATCATTGAAACCAAAATCTAAACCATATACTACTTGTTTAATCTTTAATTCTGGTTTTTTATCAACTATCTCATAATTTATATCCTCTTCAAAGATTAAACCTTCTAAAACTCCAGGTATTCCTTCAAGATATACCCTTTTAAAATTTTTGTTCTTACTACTTTTTATTTTTAATTCTTTTATTATTTTTTTATCCACAAATGGATTGTCCATATATGTTGAATGAATAATACAAACATCTTTTCTATCAAATTCATCAAAAATATAGAATTTACTGCTTGGATTAAAACTTACAAACACTTTATGTTTTGTTCTTATATTTAATTGATCAAAAATTGCTTGTTTTACGTGATTAACCTCATCAACATATAATATATCTGTTCTCATACCATGTATTTTATTCTCTGCATCAGCACTTAAAAACATTAACTCTGATCCATTAGGTAATGAGTAGATTAATTCTGTTTTATTGAAATATTTTAATGTTAGATGATTTAAATCATCTTGAGGTAATACAATCTTTTGAAAATCTTTTAAAACAGTTCTTCTAACCTTTGGTAATGTTTCACCTAATATTGTTATTCTTTTGTTTTTGTTTTTTAATGCATATAAAAGTAGTAATTGCATAATAGATATAGTTTTACTGCTTGATGATCCACCATAATTGATAATTAATCTGATGTTTGGATCTATCAACGCATCTAAATTACGTTCAAATATGTTTGTTGTTTTCATATACTACTTAAAATTTCTGTTTTTTAATGTTTACTCATATTCTCACATTAAAATAATTAATTATTCTATCCCGTTAAATCTAAATCTTCTAATTTATCTAATTTATCTTGTGCCATCCCTTTTATAATAATATTAATATCAACATCACCATCTAATTTTAATTTATCTTGATATTCTGGATCCATTACTTGTAAATACCATTTACATATTCCTAAATCACCATCCAATATTGCATCTTTAATATAATCTTTTGCAATAGGAATAATTAATTCTCTGTTTTTATCATGAATCTCTTTTAATTTTGGATATTTATTAATAAAAGATCTCATTGTGTGCCAACTAACATTTGTTTGGCGTGCCATCTCATTTATACTTAACCCTTTCTTTAACACCTTCCTAACTTCTGGAATAGTTAATTTTTTATATTGTTTTGTTTTTTTCTTAATTTTTTTCTTTGGTGTTGCCATAATAATTTGTGTTTGTTTTTTATCTTTTTAAAAGATCTCCGTAAGTATTCTGCATCAAAATTAATAATTTTTTGTAAGAGTGTATTGCGGATCCTCTACAATTCCTATCATAAGTTTCTCCAAATTCGCTGTAATAACATTCCCATAACATTCTTTGTTGTTCTACGGTCATTGATATATTATCAATAGTTCTGCCTTTAAAATATTTAACCATTAATTTGTGTTTATTGGTCATTCCTTCAAATGGATCAATTGGTTTAACTTCTTCAATTTCTTCTAAATTTACCAACTTGTTTATTTTTTCTTTCTTTGTTATATGTTTCTTTGTTGTTTTTTTAATAGATTGTTTTGCCATTTTTATTTGATTATTTTTTGTTTTAATTTCTTCATAAGTTTTAAAATTGTCCATCTTATGCTTTGAAAATTAATATCTGTTATTTCTTCTATATTTCTGTATGTTTGTTTTTTGTTTAATTTTAAATATTTTTCCTCATTTAATCTAATATGATAAATAGAATACTCTGGATAATAATAAAGTAAAAATATTTTAAAATCATATAATTCTATCTCCCCTTTTAATTGCATCTCTATTAATAAATGATAAATATTTTCATATACATCTGTTTGTTTTTCTTCTTCATCTTTATCAATTTTATCACCATTTATCCAATCATTAAGTTTATATTTGTTTTGAAATTTATCAGAATAATATGTTCTTATTAATATTCCATATAAATAATTCATTTCTTTTTTGTTGATAAATATATTTTCTGGGCATTTATGCATATCCCAAATACTTAATACACAATCTTGTAATAAATCATCTTTCATTATATTATTACTAGTTATTAATTTACTCAAAAATTGTAACTTATTATAATTATTAATAATAAAATCTTTTAATTTTAATATAGTTTGTTCTTCTTTTTCTTCCTCTTTCATTTATATATTATAATTTTTGTCCTTCTTGTTTTTAAGAGAGTATTTTAATCTATATTCTTCTTGATATTTCTTTATCCTTTCTGGGTTGTTTTTTCTCCATATTACAGATGTTGCTCTTTGTTTTTTTAAATGATTTAAATATTTTTCATCATTAAAAATAATTTTATTGTTTTTTTTTGTGATTATATTTTTAATATATCTCTTCCCAAAATAAATTCGTGATTTTAAAGTGTTTATATTCATATTAATTTCTTCAGCTATATCTTTCTGTTGTATTCCAAAATAAAAATAACTAATCATAATATATCTAAAATTAGGTGGTAAATTATAAACTATATCTTTAATTAAATCCATTCTTTCTTCCTTTTCAAAATCATATGTTAAAATATTTTCATCACCACTTATATCAATATCATAATCAATATAATACATTTTTCTTTTATTATGATAATTTAAAATCATTAAATTAATTAATATTTTTTGTAAATAATTTATTTCTAATCCAAGATTTTTATCATAATTACCATATACTAAAAATCTTATAAATGTTTCCTGTACCAAATCTTCAGCATCATAAAAATTAACCCCCCTATTTATTGCGAAACCTATTAACGATTTATAATATAATTTATATATTTTATTAAATTCCATCTCTAATCTTAATTAATTTTTTAATATATTCTGGTGGAAATGGTTTATGTAAAAATTTAATTTCAATATCATTTATATAAATAAAATCTATCCAAGATTCTATCCATTCCAATTTATAAATTGATTTCTTAAATAATATATAACCACTATATTTAAATTCTAAAAAATTTTCTATTGAAACTATTCTTAATTTATTTGTAGATTTTATTATCCAATAATCTTCAATTTTAAATTGGTTTAAATAATAATCTAAATATAATTTTGAATTTTTTAAATAATCTAATCTAAAACAATCTCCACCAACTTTTCTATTATTAGAAATTGTTTTTATTTTATTAAATTCCATCTCTAATCTTAATTAATTTTTTAATATATTCTGGTGGAAATGGTTTATGTAAAAAATTAAGTGTTATTTTTAATTTATTATAAATAAAAAATAACCAAGATTCTATCCATTCTTTTTTATAAATTGATTTCTTAAATAATAAATAATAAGAATATCTAAATTCTAAAAAATCTTCTATTGAAACTATTCTAAAATTTCCAGTAGATTTTATTATCCAATAATCTTCAATTTTAAATTGTTTTAAATAAAAATCTAAATATAATTTTGAATTTCTTGAAAATTTTAAATTAAAATAATCTCCACCAACTTTACGTTTATTAGAAATTGTTTTTATTTTATTCATCCCAAAAATCTTTCTTTCTAATTGCTATTAAATTAATGGCATAATCATTCCCATCACTAAATCTTGCTTTTTTTATAAAATATAATTCATCAACATAATAATTATCATAATCTATATTCATAAAAGAATTTGAACTTGTTATAGTAACTACATAATCACTTAATTCTAAACATCTATAAATAAATTTTAATCCTTTTGTGAAAGGTGGATTCATGATTGTTATTCTTCCTTTTTTATATTCCAATTTATTATCTTTCCTATTCATAAAATCTAATTTTTGAATATCGCCGTGTTTTGGATCTATATCAAATTGAATAATTGGAATAGTTGGGTACCAATACTTAATTCGAGACACCATATGGCCTGCACCAGCACAAGGTTCTAATATTTCTACTATCTCTCCTCTATAATGAGGTATTAAAACTTTCTCAATTAGAAAATCTGTAATCTTATCTGGAGTATATATTTGCTCCAGGTCTCCTTTTTTTAAATTTCCCATAATACTTATATAAATAATTTTTTATATTCTAAAAATCTATCAATATGAGAATAATCTATTAAATTCCCATCATCATCAAAGATCTCTTTCATACTTAATTCTGTTTGAATTATTTCTTCTTCAGTTATTTTTCTTTCATCTTTTACATTCCACCCTTTTAAATATCCATAAAAATAAATCAAATCTAAAAATTCTTGTGGGTTTTTAATTAATACATTGTTTAATATTTTGTTAAATTCCCATCTGTAATTATTCTCATTAATAATGTTCATAATCTCACATCTAATATCATTATCTTTTGTTTTTATAAAATCTAATGTTAAATGTTTAATCATTATGAATATCCCTATATGTGCTTCAACTAAATTAAAATTATCCATTATTTGTAAATATTTTTTCAACATCCCATACTGGATTAAATATATAATTCTTGTTTGTATTTTTACTCATCTCTTTTAAGATGCCTATCTCTTCATCTGAGAGATCCCGGAGCAAAACCATAGTTTCTATACTAAAGTATATATACCTCTCTCCATTCTTCCCATTTTCGATCCTTGGGTATTCTAACCCTTCTTCATCAAAATATAGTTTGAACTTTTCAAAATCTCCAAAGTAATTATTTAAGTTCTGATAATAAATCTTTCCTAATTCCTCATCAATGAAAAATATTAGAAAATTCTTACCAAAATATTCACTCATCTCTTTATAATGAAAATAATGTTTTAAATCTATTCCTGTGTCCTTATATACATTTCTTGCTGCTTTACTCTTTGCATCAAATAAAAATGTTTTGATATATGAATCTTTTTTTCTCATAACCAACCCATCAAATAAATGGGCCTTACCTCCTGATGGAGAAAAAATTTCATATCCTTTTTTTAAAAAATGATTGTGTATTAAACTTTCTGCGTAATCACCTTTTGTATTTTTGTTCTTAATTATTCCACTCCCAAATGCCATAATTGTTTATTTATTTTTTTATATATTTTTCTTTATTCTTTTTATAATATTCTTTCATATAATTTTTCTTCCATAACACTTTATAATTATTTTGTTTAATGTATTGATACTCCATTGCTTTTATTACTAATTTATATAATTCATTATTATTCATCTATTTTAATTCTTATAAATATTTTTATTTTTTTAAAACAAAACCATTATTTGTTTGTATAAGTAATAAAGATTTCGTATCTTTGTAATAATTAAAAACAACAACTATGAGAACTGAAGATTTTAGAATCATTTGTAAAAAACAAATCAACTTAGAAAAACAATATATTGTGAATAAATCTAAAGATCGAATTAAAATTCGATATAATGTTTTACAACAAACAGATAAATTAAAGTTTCGCGCTTTTCGCATTGCTTTGAATGATTATTTTTTAAAAGATTAAACTTTTGAACACTCCCAATTTGTTCAACCTTGAGAGGAACTTGAATATTAAATTATTCAGGTTCTTCTTATATTTTAAATAAATGGGAATATGGGAATATTCCATTCATTCAACAATTCAACTAATTCTACTCCTTTATTATTATTGATAAAAGCATCTGAATTTTTATAATATTCAAAAACAACAACCTCATCATCTTTTAATATATTAATCTTATTTATGTTTTTTGTAAACTCAACTCTATTCGTGTATTCATATATTGGTAATTTATATCTATTAGTATATTGTTTTAATTGTTTTTCATTAAAATTATCTTCCACTTGGCAATCTCTTAATATAATTAAATCGAAAATAAATCTATCTATTAAATTTTTCTTTATTCTTTTCTCTATATTTTTTATCTTCTTTGTTTGTTTAGTTTCTTTTTTCATAATCTTATTTTTGTTTTTATATATAAACTAAAAAAAGCCACTTTTTGCCATTTTTTAATAATTTTTAATTCCCAATATTTTATTTAATTTTAATTCTCTCTTTCTATATCTTAAATAAATCTGTTTTTTTATTTCTTCCAACACTGAATTTATTCCAATATTTTTTGGTCCTTCAAAAAATGAATCTAGTCGTAATTCTTTAATAAAAGAAAAATCATCCCAAATAATTTCTTGTGGAGTTTTCCCATCAATCCCAATAAGTATTATATTTAAAATTGAATCAGTTATTTTTGAATTAGAATATATATGAAATTTAATTATATCATCTTCATAATTAAATTCATTATTTTTTTGAGTTGATATCATCCAAGTCCCTTTTGGATAATTGTGTCCTAATTTTTTAGATTTATCTTGTTCAGGATCATCTATTATCCAATTTTCAGTATAATCATAATATAACCAAGTTGAAGATAAACAATCCTTAATTATATATTTATCTGTTTTATATTCTGAATTAAAATATGATTTATTGTTAAATGATACAACATAATCTAATTTTTGAAGTTCATCTGTGAATGTTTGTATTTTATTAATTATTTTATTAATCATCTATTTTATTTTTTTTTTATTATACATTTTTTCATTTAATTTATCAATTAGAAAATATACAACACCTCCCCTTATATTTACATACTACAATATCAAATTTTTCAATACCCCAAACATTTTTCATATGTTCATTAAATTCTTTTTCCAAAAATGATCCTTTATAATAATTCATATCCAATTCATTTTCTTCATCAAAAATATTGTAATATAAAAATGTATTCTTACTTGAGATATCACAAGTATAAATCATATTCTCCATAATGTGTTTGTAACGATCTCTTGCATCTTTAATCACATCTTTTAAGCCAATCATTAATCTGTTTAATATAACTGCTTGAAAGTTCCCAATTTCTACTGAAAAATTACCAAATGTTAAATTCATATTTGACCAAACATCAACTGGTAATGTGTCCAGTAGATTTTCTACTACTCCTAATGCATATCTTTCTACTTCTGATATTCCTAAATTGAAATGATTAATGATTAATTCTTGTTTGTGCATATCTTTTTGTTTTTTATTTTTTAAATGTGATTTATATCACATTATTCAATCCCTCGCAGTATTGTATCATTTATTTTAATTTTTTTAATATTTTTAGAAAAACAAAATTAGTTTTTGTTTTTTATGAGCATCTTCAATTAATTTTTTAATATTTTCATCAGATTTTTGTTTTAAAAATCAAAAATGATAATATTCCAACATCAATAATATTCCAACATATAGTATCATCTCTTGTTTTTTTAATATTCTAATTTTTTCTGTTAAATTTAAAATAGATTTAGTTCTACTTTCCAAAACTCTTTCTAAATTTATAATTTTGTTTTCTAATTTTGTTCTTTCTCTTTCCATAATTTTTAATTTAATTAATTCAAAATGTGAAATTTGTAAATGCATATTATTTTTTTTATTTTTTAAATGTGATTTATTTCCATAATTTTTAATTTAATTAATTCAATATGTACTATTTTTGAATGCATATTATTTTTTTTATTTTTTAAATGTGATTTATATCACATTATCCAATCCCTCGCAGTATTGTAATTTTTTTAAACAACTAATTCTATTATACTTCTTCTTTAAGATAGAATAGAGCTCATCTGGGTTACTTCCTTCTAAGTATTGAACCCTTATATCATTTACTACTAAAATAGCTTTATAATAAGCCGGTGTGTGTGGAAAATTTAATTCTCCATCAAACCAAAATTTAACTTCAATAAATGATTTTTCATTTAATATTTCTTTTATATTACAATCTGTTAATATTGTTTCAAACATAATAGTTTTTTCTTTCTTTTATATATAAACTAAAATATATGGTTTTTTGCCACTTTTTAATAAAAAGGTGCTACATATAATAGATAATCTTGAATTGATGTGTGTTAATTATTGATTTAATTATATTGAAATTAATTTAAATTTCTTTTTTTGAATAAAGAAGGTTTCAAGTTTCATCATAGCCCATATAAAAATATATTTATTTAGTAATAGATTAGTTATTAGTTAGTTAATTTTTTATGTTAATTTTTTTATTTTTTTATCTATTTTTTATATATTATTTATTATTAAGTACTTATATCTATTTTCTATTTTAAAAAGGTTTCAATTGGTTTCATCAATGAAACTAAAAATGAAACCTTTTTTATATCATTTATTTTTATTAATAATATTATATATATACGGGCTATATGAAACTTGAAACCTTTTATTTCTTAAATATCTAATAATCAATTATTTAATTTTTTTCAACATTTTCTAATATATTAATAATCAATATAATACAAAGGTTTCATTTTAGTTTCATTGATGAAACCAATTGAAACCTTTGAAACTTTCTAATATATAAAAAAACCCTTATAAAATTAAATTTATAAGGGTGGGAATAAATATTAAACCAATGAAAATTTAATATTAAATTTTTATTTTATTTTTATATAATTTTTCTATATAATCCTCTTTTTAATTTTTCGATTTGTTTATTAGTTTTTAATTCATTAATAATTCTATAAATATTTTTATCTAATTTTATTTTAATTTCATATTTTGTTATAATATCTTTAACATCTTTCATAGTAAATTTATTATTTAATAGAGCCAATAATTTTATTTTTGGAGAGTTTTCATAATCTTTCATTGAATCATCTTGTAAAGAATTAAACATTAATTGTGTATGTTTATCATAAGTATCTATTAAAGATAAAGCAATATTAAAAACATTATCACTAGCAATAATTTTATTATTTTTTATAGTTTGATTATTATCATAATATTCAAAAATAGATAATATTCCAATAATTCTCATAAATCTTATAAAATTTCTCATTATAATATCTTTATAATTTTCTGATAATAAAACTTTAGTTTTTTCTAATTGTTTTTTAAGTAAATCATCAATAATTTTAAATTGTTTTTTATTTATATCAACTAATATTCTTGAATCATTATTAGTATCAACATCAAATAAATCATCACTATATATTTCTGGAATAGGTTCTTTTTTATTATATTTTTTAATAACATGTTCTATTATATCTCCAAATTTATTAAAAAATACTTCTTTACTATTATATTTAACTCTTCCTTCTTGAAAAAATCCATTTCCTTTAAATATATAAAATAAAAATCTACTAACTAAACCATTTTCTCTTGTTTTAAATAAATTTATTGGTTGGTTTAAAGTTCCAGATAATAATATTGATAATTTTGGATCAATAATTTTCCTATTTGGTTCTACTCTTTCTTTTGTTTTTTTTCTATTTTCTTTTATATTTTGATTATCATGAATTGATCTTAATTTTTGATCATAATTCCCCCAATCTTGTTTATTAACATTAATAAGAATATCAGCTTCATCAACAACCATTAATCCTAATCCTTGATTATCGTATAATTGGTCAAAGAAAGCAGCACTTGAACTATCAGGAGTTATTTCAATATCTCTATAATAGTTATATTTTCCAATAGTTTGTTCTGCTTTTTTAGTTGTACTTTTCCCACTTGCAGGAGGAGCCACAATAAAAGAATAAAGATTTAAACTATATTCATCAGAAAATTTATCTAATATATAAAAATTATCAAAATACGCACTAATAATTGTTAAAAAACTTGTTAAATAAACATCTTTAAATCTTTTATTATCAAAATATGTGGTCATTTCTTTAATAGTTTGTGGTAGATTTTCATAAACAGAATCTTCAATAAAAGGAGTTAATTCTAAATCAGATTTTTTTTCTTCAAATTTATCATCTTCATCATTAATTATTTCATCATACTCATCTTCTGTTATTTCAATATCTTTTCCTTGTTTCCAATCTCTTGCTTTTTCAATAGAATTTAAAGTTTCTATATTTTTATTAATTATATTTTTATTAATTTTAAATTCATTCTCAAAACCCCAAACATCATTAATACATTCTGAATCATATTCAGAATAATTAAAAAGTAATTCTATTATTTTATATTGTTCTTCTCCAAATTCAATTTTAATATTATTTTTATTTGGTTTTTTATTTTTCTCATCATAAAAAAATTTACAATATTTATAAATTGATTTTATTGAATCATCTACAAAATAAACAATTGGTGTATCAAATAATTCATTTTTAAAAACATATTGAAAAACATGTTTTTCATTAAGGTTAGTAATTGATATTTTTCTTTTATCATTAAATTTATTCATTGGTTATTAATTATTTTTTAAGTATATAAAATTCCCAGTTTTATATTTTCTTTCACTTTTATATATTGAATTAAAAAAGCCGTTTTTTGCGAGTTTATCTTTTAGATAAAAATTCATTTAAAAAATTTTTATCTTTTATATCATTTTTTTTATTTTTAAGAAAAATTCTATAATCATTTTTAAATTCATTAAACCACATATCTAAATTATCTTCATCATCTATACTTTTTTGATATTCATCTACTAAATAATTAATAAACATATCAAAACTTTCACCATAAACCATTAATTTACTTAATTTTGAATGAGTTATTTCATCAATTCTTAACATTTTTAAATTTTCTACTTTTTTAAATTTTATTTTTTCTCTTTTCATAATTGTTTTATTATTTTTTATATTGTGTTATATAGTATATATATGTTTAATATTTTAAAAGGTTACATAAAAACCAATATTTTTTAAAAAGTGGACACATTTTAACTATCTGTTCAGAAAACACAAAAAACTGGACATTAAAAAAAAGTGGCAAAAAGTGGCTTTTTTTAGTTTATATATAAAACAAAAGAAGAAAACAATACTACAATAAGTAGAACAAAAAAACAAAACTATTATGAAAACAGAACAAACAAACAAAATTAATAAAATAGAAAATAAATTTTTATCATATAAAAATAATGAATTAGTAAATATAATTTTAATTAAAAATATCAGGATTTGTAATCATAAAGAAGAAAATTTATTTCAGATTATATTTAATTTAATAGATAATTCTAATACTATATGGAAATTTGATGATGAAAACACAATGGAAAATATTTTCAAAAAAACACAAAAAGAATTAAATATAATAGAATTAAATAAAAAACAAAACTCTTTTTTTATTTTAAAAACTCTTTCATCTAAACAATTTAATAATATAGATATTTCTGATTTTGATATAAATGAATATAAATATGAAAAATATAATTTTTTTTCAAATGTTTTTAGATTTGGTTATTGGATATATTCTCATATATTAAAAATTAATTTAACAGAAAATGAAATTATAAATTTAAGAAATATTACATATGATGAGAAATTTTATTTAATTATTCAAGATGATGATATTTATTATTTAATTAATAATAAATTAGATGATTCGTTAAATTTTGATGTTGATGTTGATTTTTTTAAAGATTTTTATAAATTTTCAGGAGGAATTATAGAAAAACCAACAGAAATTATTAATATTAATCTTATTAATAAATTAAATGAAAAAATTAAATAATTGGGAATTTGATGGTATTGATTATTATGAAAAACACAAAAAAAAATTAAAAAATTATTACTATAAATAAAGAGGAAAATAAAAATAAAAAATTAAATAAATTAAATATAAAAAATTCATCTGATATTAAAGCTCATATAGGAAATAATTATTATTATATATTTAAAATATTAGAATAACAAAAATTATTTAAAATATTATATAGCATACTAACTATATAATTCATAGTAGTAATTTCCCTCACTTTGTTCAGGTGAGGGTTTTTTAATTATCAACGAAACCAGTTTTAAACTGGTAAACATACACAAAAAGAAAACTCCCCACCAAATTGCGAGGAGCTTCCTTACTTATATATGAAAAAATAATTTTATTTTAATGCAATATTATTAACAATTTTTAAATCTTGAATATCTTTTTTAATTTTATCATTATCTTTAGTGATAACATAAGTTAGTATTCTAACATTTTTATTAACTATATCAATTTTATCAACCAATATTTTATTTTGAAAATCATTTTTTACAATAAATGAATCCATTTTACAATCTGTTTTATTATTATTATTATAAAGTTGATTTATATTTTCATTTTGTTGTTTTTCTTTTTCAATATTAACGGCTTTATCAGTATTATCTTTTATATAAAACGCTGATATTGTTCCACCAACTCCAATAATAAAAGCAATAAATAATGGTAGGATAATTTTTAAAAGGATATTTTTCATAGTAATATTTATTTTTTATATTTCATCTCCTAAATAAATAGGACTTGAAAAAGGAGATGATCCACAATCATATTCTGGATATATTGTAGAATTATCATACATAAATTCATTAACTCTTGCAGCATAAAGTTCTCCCATATTTTTCCAATCACCTCTCATATATTCAAAAGATTTCCAATCTGCTGTTGCAGAATATTGTGAAGTTTGATTAACAACTCCTTTATTAGTTATTCTATTATATAATGAATAACTTGCGTTATATAATGTGTAGTAAGCAAGCATTGGTTTTGATTCATCAACAAGATTTAATAATCTTGTTTCAACATAATCAGTAATTCCTGAAACTACAGTTGAACCGGTTGTTGCACCAGAATTAGCAATATAATAATCTCTAAAATTTCCCATTTGGTCGAATATATCATCATATAATTCATAAGGAAGTAAATCTTTAAATTGATCCACTTGGGTTTTATAAATATACATTTCTAATATTTTTGGATCAACATTATCATAAATTTGAGTTTGTGTTTTAATATAATTTTCATCAATAAGAAGTATTTTATTCATTTGCATCTGGATTATTTTCTATAGTATCATTTTTAATATCATCAATTTTTTCTTCTTCACCAATTGGATCTTTTCCAATATATTCTCTTATTTCGTTTGGAGTTAGTATTGTTTGTAAATCTTTAATATCATATTTTAATAAATTTGGACTTGGTGCGTTCAAACTAATATGTTCTAAATTATTAATATCCATTAATTTATTCCATTTAGATAAAAACCAATTTTGAATAGGTTCAATATAATTTAGCCTCATTAACTCATTTCCCTCAATTATTTCTTTTGTATTTCCAAGGCTACCTGGAGTTGATAAAGAAGCAACTGCACGTGGAATTTGATGAGATGTTATTAAATTTTCTTTTGTTTCTTCGGATAATAATTTGTACATATCTGCAACATCACTTGATTCTAATAATTCTATTTTCAGTTCTACATCAGATTCATTAAATAGGAAAATAGGTTTTCCAGTATTTTCTGTATCTCTATATTTTTTATTAAATTTTTTAATAATTTTATCTTGTTCTTCTTTAGTTGGGAGAGGTCCATTACAAATAACAACAAATCCAGGTTGCATATTATTGTGAATATTCGCATTATGAAAATCTGCTATAGCAGCTAGAGTATTTATATCCTTTAAGGCCCCAATATAATCTGGAAAGGCTCCATATGGAAACCCTGGTTCATATTCATAAATATGAAGAATTTGTGGTCTTGTTTTAGCAATTTCTGTTGAAAATGCTGGGAGTGTTTTAATATATTTATCAGTTTTTAAATCTGTGTTTGTGGTCCATTGTTCTTCAATATCTTCACTGGTATTGTAGTAATATTTTCTAATTTGATTATAATTATCTTTTTTACCAGAACGTATTTGTTCGTAAGGCATATGATAAATATTTTTAATTTTTTGTAGATTTTTTTCCCATATAATTTGTAAATCTGTTCCACCAAAAATAAATAAATCAGTAGCTATTTTTTCAAAAAGATCATCAACAGTTTCAAAAGGATTTATATCTTCTAAAAATTTTATTGTTTTTTCAGTTTTTTTATCATCAGTATAATCAATTGATGTACCATTACCAAGAAACATTTTTTTCTTTTTATTAATTATTGCTCTATGAAGACCAACATTTCTATAATAAGAAATGAGTTGATAAGGAAGTTTATTATCTTGACCATAATAAATAAATTTTGAATCTTCATCATTAATAAACGCTGGTGTTTCAACAAATTTATTTAAAGAAACAAATCTCACATCCATTTTGTTTTTATTTTTTTCCATATATTATTTTATTTTTTATAAATATAATTATAATCATTTTCATTATTATCATAAGTATAACTTTCTTGATCGTTTTCAAATTCTCTTATTAATATACCAACTTCATAACTATCAATAACAAGAGTAGTAAAATTAGTTAATTTCAATTGGTAAGAATATGTTCCTTTATCTAAAGATGTTAAATCAATTATTAATCTAAAAAATCTTGGACCATAATTATCAGTTGTAGTATTATTATATGTTTTTACTTCTTTACTTAATTTATTAGTTATTATTAATTGTGAGTATATAGTATCTCCAGAAAGCACAGTAGATCCACTTGTAAAAGTACCTGCACTAGTATAACAATTACAAAAATAATTATTTCTAGTAAAATCAAGATAAGTGGTATTATTTTCTATTAACAACATAAATTATATTTATTTTTTTAAAAAAAAAAGGTTACAGTTATAATTAAATTATTATAATTGTAACCTTTTTTTATTAATATTTTCTATTAAATTTATTATACTGTTACAGTTAAATTACCTGTACCACCAGCAAAATTTAAACTTGTACTTTCAATATGATTTGCTTTTTCTGATTCATTTGCAATTAATTCTATCATATAACCTGAAAGATCTGTTCCAGCTTTCCCAGTACCAGATGTTCCTGTTGATAAATAGGCTCCTTCTTTTGCACCCATTAGGATATAATTATCATTTTTATCTTTAACTACTATTAATAAATCTCCTTGGGCTAAGATTTTAATTTTGTTTGCTTTACCAGCTTCAAGTTTTGAAAACTGCATTGTTGCTTTTTGTTCATAGTTTATTGTACCATTTTCAATTGCTATACTTTGTGTTTCAATCCATTCTGAGCTATTTTTATTAGGCCAATAAGGATAAAAAGTTAATGCTGAAGATTCATCAGAAATTGATGTTATTGCTGAATCTGTTCCTTCTTCAGCAATGGTCATTCCACTAATTGGTCTATCAGTTATATAGAAATGAAATACACCTCCATGAGCATCAGTACAAGGTCTATTTATTCCTTCACTTACATTACATGCCATTTTATTTTAAATTTTTTTTTA